ATGGGGTACACTGGGTTCAATAATTACCTGCGTCCCGATCAACTAGATCGTGGCCTATTAGCTTCTAGTAAAAACGGTAGACTTGGTCTCAACGGTGAGTGGCAGGTTAGGCCAGGTATTGATTTAGTTGCTGCTCCTTTTGCTAGTGGTGACGATGTCCTTCGACTTCCAACTACTTCCGAATTGGAAGCATTTCCTCCAGTTGTTGGCTTACTGCCAACTACAATTAGATCCGCTTCTTTAAATACTAATGTAGTTACTATTGTTATTGATGACCCAGCAATTGAGCCAGGTCACGTGTTCCTTGTTGGGGACGAGATTACGGTCAGCGGTATTGCATTTGGGACTGATACAAATCCTAACGGAACTTTTGCACTGACCTCCGTAACAGATAACGGAAGCACAAAATCTCTTACGTATGCTTTAGTTGGTGCAGATGCAACATACACTTTGCCAGTTGCCTTGCCTCAAGTTCTTCCATTTGCACTAAATGGTGTCCAAGGTTCGGCAGTCATCGGCTACAATATGCTACTGGATCAAGGTGGCATTGCAGGAGTTTATGCTAGTACGGCTTACAGCAATCCAAATGATTCCGCAAGTCAGTGGGTGCTACTAGGATCAAACGTAAGCGCACTGGCCATTAACCTAGCTGACCCAACAGTTACATATGACCTCCCGTACAAGGGTGGAGAGACAGCACCTCCGCTGTCGGATATGATTCAAGCCTTTAACAAGGTGTTCTTGTTTCGTGATGGCCAGACTGCCCTAGAATGGGACGGAAGCTTTGCTAATGTTGAGTCAACAGAACTTGAGGTAGGTAGGACATATATCATTACTGCCCTTGGTGACACTGACTGGAATGACGTAGCCGGTACAACTGGAATTACATATGCAGTTGGTGATACAGTTGACGTAGAGGTTGTGTCATTAGCAGGAACAGGTACAGCTCGATCTGGATTCTCCTTTGTTGCAAGTGGTCAATACAGTCAGCCTGAGCAAATTATTTGTGCTCCTGGTGACTTTGCTATTGTTGAAAGCAGGGGTATTGTTCACCAGACAGATGGTGTTTCTGTTGGATCAACTATTACTGTACTCGGTGCAGAAACAAGGGAAGCAGATCAAACCTCTGGACTACAGATTGGATCAGAGTTTGTTGTGGCCAAGCTGTATAAAGAGGGACCAAGTAGTGCAATTGGTAATGCAGTAGGGGATCAAGTTATAGGTCCCGTAGAGGTCGGAGGAGACTATGATGGTCTTCGCAAGGTAACTCTCTTGCTTGTTAATACTTTTGATATTGGTGATCCGATTCAACTTGCTGGGTTCAATACTAATGCAGGAATCAACGGAGCAAGGTTTGTTGCTGAGCGCACTAGTAGTTCATTTTCTTTTTATACTGCTGATTATAACAATAATAATCCTTTATTAGCGGGGACAGTTCATCTAGCCGATGGCTTTGAGTTCTGGATTCAAGCGGACTCAATTGATACGCACATTACGGATGGGCAAAGCTTACTTAGCACTCCAGTATTTACACGTAAGGTATCAGTCGGCCTTGGGTTCACTCATATGCCAGCACCACCATATGCGACATATCACCAGCGTAGATTGGTTATGCCGTATCGCTATACGGTTGAAAATGCAGAAGGACAATACACGGTCCGTGATAACTTGGATGAGATCATTGTGTCGGACATCTTGGACGCAGATACTTATGACCAGATCTATGGTCAGTACAGGTTCAATGCTGGAACGGCTGACTTCAACGTTGGACTACTGTCCTTTGCGGATGACAAGCTAGTAGTATTTAACCGTAATTCCATTCACTTGGTGCAAGGCAGCAGCCCTGATGCCTCAACGGTTCAATTAATTACAAATGAAGTAGGTTGCTTAGCCCGTAAGACAATTGTCCAAATTGGTAACAACATAATGTTCCTGTCTGATAATGGTATATACGGAGCAAACTTCCAGGATCTATACAACCTTCGTGGTAGCGAACTACCACTAAGTAGCAGCATTCAGACTACCATTGATAAGATTAATCGTCAGTACTGGGATCAGTCCGTAGCTGTTTACTTTAACAATCGCTACTACATTGCTGTACCAACTGACGGAAGCACCGTCAATAATACTATCCTTGTTTTTAACTTTATTAACAAGCAGTGGGAGTCCGTCGATACCACGTCTGACGTGGACTGGGACATCGAGAACCTGATTGTAGCTGGTAAGAAAAGTGATCGTGCAGTATATGCAGTGAATGCCCTTGGAGGGCTTCACAGGGTTGATGCTCGCCTTGATGGCGTTGATCGACTGGCTACTAGCATTCCAGTTGAAGGAGGGCAGGAGGGCGTTATCTACAGCATCCCTGCTGAAGTAACTACCCGTCAGTTTACCTTTAATGACTTCGGTCGTAAGCGTTGGAGTGAATTTGAGATGCACGTGCAGTCCAGTGCCTCAGAGCAGTCCGACTTTGATCTTTCAGCGGAAGTAGAAAACATTGACGCAGATGTAAATCTTAATACATTGAGTTCATACATTGGTGGAAGTCTCGACATCGACGAAGATGTTTCCGTCCGTGGTAGAATAGGTAACCGCCGAGGATACGGCATTCAATTTACAATTAATAATATACAGGGTCGCCCAAGAGTCCGAGGAATCAAAGTCTCAGGAGCACCTGCATCAAGATCAACAACTAGCGTACAATAATTATGGCGGATATTACAATTACCCCAGCGGGGTTACCATTCGGCGGAACTGATACCGTAACTTCAACTAGGCTTAATGAAGCCCGTAACCCTACGGCTGCCTTGGTTGCTGCTTCTATTGGCACGGCTGACATTGCTGATGATGCTATTACCCCTGCACTTATTGCTGATGATGCTATTACTACACCTGCTATCTTGGATGCTAACGTAACATTTGCCAAGCTTACGGATGTAATCGACGATGACACAATGGCTACAGCTACCGATACTACCTTGGCTACGTCCCAAAGCATTAAAGCTTATGTGGATGGGACATCAAGTTTTACAACTGAAGATGGACAGTCCGCTGGGTATCAAGTATTTCCAAGTGGATTAAAGATGGCGTGGGGAGATGCAACTACAGCACTTGACGGAGTTATTACGTTTCCATCAGGTGTTGGTTTTACCGTTGCCCCAACTGTTCAAATCTCGTATAATCAATCTATTACTGCTGGTAATTACTATGGTGCTCAGGTTGGGGATGTAACTACAACTCAATTTGTGTATTACGGCACTTACGCTAATCTGTACGGACCTCGCTACTTAGCAATTGGAATTTAATCAGCTTAACAATTTAAATTATGGCCATTATAAACAAAGGAACATCTTTCTCCAACGGAGAGCAACTATCAGCAAGCAAGCTTAATAATTTATTAGATGGAGCTACCTTTGGTACTGACTCTGTTGATAACGCTAGTACACTGCTAAACAGTAGCGGAGCTATCACAGTTCGGGACAGCGGTATTACTGCTTCTAAGCTGGCTACTAATGCTGTAGAGACAGCTAAGATTAAAGATGCTAATGTGACCAAGGCTAAGATTGAAGACGTAGCTGACTACAAAGTTCTTGGCAATGTAAGCGGTGCTGCCGCTGCACCCCAAGAGGTAGCCATCTTAGACGAAGATGATATGGTATCCAACTCGGATACGGCACTTGCTACTCAGCAAAGCATTAAGGCTTATGTAGATAGTTCGTCAGGTATTATTCAAACAGCATTAGCATTTACAACTACACAAGTATCAACTACGCTTGCCATACCACACGATGACACTACCCCTTTAATTACTGAAGGTATATCTGCTGGGCTTAGCGTTACAATGACACCAACATCTACTTCTAGTACTATAAGGGCTACTTTGAATGGATACTTTGGGAGTAGTAATGCTGGGGAGTATATTGTTATTACTATTTTTGAAGGTGATACTTGTGTAGGCGTATCTCAGATTCAACAGCCAAGCAACGGTAACACGCCTCTGAGTGCAATTTACTACTTCAATCCAGCATCTACATCTGAGCAGACTTACTCAGTTCGATTTGGAAAAGGGGCCTCTGGAAATGTTCGACTAGACACTACACCAACTTTTGGTGGATTAAATAAAGCTACACTATTCCTGGAGGAACTATCTTAATGAACCCCCTCCTTCAGACAGAGTTGCGATAAATGAACCCCCTCCTTCAATCAGTACAGCTAGCGTTGCAAAACGCTACGCAAAAGGAAGCCCTTGTCTTTATCGACAAGGTAGTGGACTTCTGTATTGAAAAGGAGAACGGCAAGGTACTGGACGGATGGCCTCGTGACTTAATACAGCTCCTTGTGGCCTACCATATGGCCAAGGATACCTTCATTGTAGAGCAGGACGCAGAGGGTAATATCCTAGGTGTCTTTATGTGGTATAATTGCGACGAGGACGATGACTGGTTTTTTGTTCAGAACTGGGAGTCAGACAAGGAAGACGGCAATGCAATCTTTATGGCCTTCCTATTTGCGGAGGACAATCAAACTTTTAAAAAACTTACACATAACTTTATTATTCAATGCCCTGAAGTTATGGAAAAGAAACTACTGGGCATACGATACAGGAAAGGTGCGCCAACTAAAGTGGTATACAGCACTGCATTATTTAACAAAATCTTAGGAATATAATATTATGGGAGGCGGAAAAGGAGGATCACCAAAAGCACCACCACCAATTGACCCTGGAAAGTCAATGGGTGAATACTTATTCGGTAAGAGCTTTAGTGGCTCTTACGAGGGCATCACGGACCCTCGCTTGCAGGAGCGATTGATTGGTGCTGAACGGACGTACCGTCCGCAGTACACCGCCCTAGAGCTAGCTGACATTGGCGTAATGGCCCGTGGTATTGAAGCTGGTGCAGCCAACCCAGAATACGCACGCCTACAGAATGAACTAGCTGGACTTAAGGCGGGACAGGAATACGAAACAATGAGCAGCTCTGAGCGTAAGGCTGCTATTGAAGCTTCTGCTAATAATCTGTTTCCCAGCAAGAAGCGTTCGAGTGGTCTGCGAGGTCGCAGGGGCGGTGGGTCGTCGGCTTACAATAGAGAACAAGCCAAGAAAAAAGCGGAGTACATTAAGGCCGCTGGTACTGGGGGCCAAGATCGTGCTGCACGTATTGCACAGATTGAGACACAGATGCAAGGTATGTCTCCTACCCTTAAGGGTACTCCTGGATTGTTTGACCTTCTTGAAGAGCAGTCAACCCGTGCAGGCAAGTTGCAACGTGAGCAGTTGCAGTTACAGCGTGAGTCCGATGTAGGAGCACTACAGGAGTTCGCTCCTCAAGTAGTAGAAGCTTATCGTGCAGCTGACCCTTACAGCACAGGACTAGCCGAGCAGCAAACTGCTATGGCTGAGGATCTTTATCAGCGTTCTCAGGGTCTTAACCCAGAGCAACAACGTCTAGTAGATCAGCAGGCACTAGGAATGGCACAACGTCAG